TAGAAAAGCAAACCTACCGTAGGTTTGAAAAGCAAACCTACCGTAGGTTTGAAAAAGCAAACCTACCGTAGGTTTGAAAAAGCAAACCTACCGTAGGTTTGAAAAAGCAAACCTACCGTAGGTTTGAAAAAGCAAACCTACCGTAGGTTTGAAAAAGCAAACCTACCGTAGGTTTGCTTTTCAGATATTTTTTTTTCTAACCTAATCCTATAAATGACAACCCAGGCGGATTTAGGCGGATTAGGCGGGGAGGGGGGTAATACTCAATTTCCCCCTCCCAAACCCAAAACCACTCAGTGTCCAAAGAGAAAAAATCATTTTTTCACCATAAACAACTACACAGAAGAACAAATAGGCGGGTTATTAGAGTTTTTCAATAAACACGCTAAAAAATATGCTTTCCAAGAAGAAATAGCACCAACAACTGGGACACCACATTTACAGGGAATGGTAATGTTTGATAAAGAAATACGCGACACGGTATGGGACCCAGACGGAAAAGGCCATTATGAAGCTCTTAAAAAAACCGATATGGACTATCAATTAAAAGAACGTACAAGAAAACCAGACGGTAGACAATGGACCAAAGGCTTACCTAAACCATTAAAACTAATAACACCAGACAAATGGTGGCAATTGGAAATATTAGACATAATTAATAGTGAACCAGATGATAGAGCAGTACACTGGTATTGGAGCGAAAACGGGGGCATAGGCAAATCCCAATTCAGTAAATATCTTCTAGCTAAACACGGATGCGTATTTATAGACGAAGGAAGAAAAACTGACATAATGTTTACAATTATGGAAGCAGATATGGATTTAAAAAATTGTGTAATTTTCGACATACCAAGAGACAATGGAAATAAAGTGTCTTATAAAAGCATTGAAAGTATAAAAAACGGTATGATTTATTCTCCTAAATATGAAAGTGGATACAAACTATTTAATAGCCCACATATAATAATATTCGCTAACGAACAACCAGATTATGCTAAATTATCAGAAGATAGATGGCATATAAAAAAAATAGATTAATTGCTTATAAGTAAAAACTTACTTATAAACTGTCCACCCCCTTACGGGGGTCTGGGCCTACGTCCAAAGTCTCACATCCGCTTCGCGTCTGTGCGCAGACTATTGACCGTTCCCAGCGCTTACGCGTAATACAAGTGAATATACGCGCCTTGGGGCGCGAGAGCCGAGGCTTTTAAAATTAAACATCATAATCAACTATCGTGTCTGTTTGACCTAAATCAGGGTTAATAATGGTATTTTGAAGAATACCAACAACATCAGGCGGAGCTGTAATCAAATAAATCTTAGGCTTAAGCTTATTCCTCACGCCAAGCTGTCTAACACTTGTGCGCATACATGACAACTGGGTAAAACCAGTTGAAACAGAACTCGAAGAAGAAGAACCAACTATCTGACCTTGAAACTCAACAACACAAGAAAAAGATACACCAGCAAGATGTACATACGACGCTTGTTCCTCGCGCATTATATCTTTCAAATCGTGAAAAGTATACGACTTATTTACTTGCTGACCAGGTTTAAGGTCAAACGAAAATGTATTAACCTTTCTAAACCAAAAACTCATACTATCAGCAATATGCGGAGACGATGGAGATAATGCCAAATCTGTCTGAGCTGTAACACCAGCAGCATTCAAAGCAGAACCAGGCATATTATAAACAGCGTTATAATTCAAAGTAGAAGTCACACTATCAAATTTCCAACCATTACCAACAGTTGCTTCATTGGCAGTAACATTAGTAGGAAGACGTGTGGTAGAATAAAACATCATTAGATTTATAGGAGTAACAGGTACAGTAGAAGCAAAAACATTAGCATTATCTCTTTTATGAGCAAATAAATGTATCTTACCGGAGAGCGCATTACTAGTACTATTTATTAAACTTAATTTCTCACTAAGATAATCAACATAAAACTTAGCACCATCGGTGGTACTATTAAGTGAAGCAGTAGGGTCAGCAGTAGCAGTATCAGTGAATTGTTGTGACTTATAAGTAGTAAGGTCAGAGCCCAAATCATTGGCATTCATAAGATTAAACTCAAAACTAAACCAACCTTTTCTACCAGAATTAACTTCGGCACTAAACTCATAATTCCTTTTAAACATAATAGGGGGTCTTTCAACACGAGAAACCTTTTCATCAAATGATAAAGGTTTTCTCTTACCAATAACAGTGGGAGTCAAAGTGGCAATATTATCACTAAGCGATACATTTTCTTTCTGAAAAAAATGCTTTGATGTTCCAGTTGATTTTCGTGTTTGATAAGCATTATAAAGCTGTTTACCAGCTTTATACAGTTTAGCACCTTGACGGGCATACTTAACAGCAGTTGGGACTAACGAAACAGCATTTTTAACGGGCTGAAGACGACGACCACCCTTACGGGCACCTCTCTTTCCTTTTTTAAAGATACGGGGCATAATAGTATATTTTTTCCTAAGACAAATAAAAACGCAGGGTTTTTAATGCTAAATAGAAAAGCAAACCTACCGTAGGTTTGAAAAGCAAACCTACCGTAGGTTTGAAAA